CAAATACATTTGTATTTAATAAAGCATCTCCAAACTTTGAAGGTGGATTTATAACTCCTATATCAAATAAATCTGGTGGTTGAGGTATATCAGTATTACCATAATCAAATCTTACTTGTATGTCTGGTTCAACTATACCTTCGGAACTTGCTGATACTCTAACATAATGTAAAGTTTTTAAAGTTCCTAAATCACCATAATCATAATTAGGTGTTTCATATCTTGCTAGTATATTACTACCATCAAAATTATTTCCTATATCATGTTGATAAACATATCCGTTTGTATCACCATGATAATATTGTTCAACATTATTATTATCAAAACCTGAACTAATTGCAGTAACTTCTAATCCTCTTGTCTCTGACCATTGAAATCCATCTGGTCTTAATGTTCCGATAATTCCTTTTTGTTGAGTATTTTCTAAACTTGTTTTTGTATAAAATAATCTGTATTGTGATTTATCTCTTAATACAATACTATCTATTACAAATGTATTTATATTCTCTGCTAAATCTGTAATTAAAGGTTGAATAGCTTTACTAACTGTACCTAACTCAACATCTCCAATTCTTGCTGTACCAGCTACTGTTCTTAATCCATCTGGTGCTAAAAATATTAAGTCACCACCAATCTCTTGAATACTATAGCCACTTAAACAACCAACATTCTTTGTTACTGGTACAATAGCTATATTACTTGAATCATTTATGTTTATTAATTTAAATATACTATTAGTACAAAATATAAATAATTCATTACGGAATCCTTTGATTCCTTCTATCTGGTCCTCTAATACAATATTACCTGAACCAGTACTTGTAAAATCTGTAGGGTCTAATGTACCACTATAATAAATTGTATTTAAGTTATCTTCAACTCCTGCAGCTATTAAATGCTTATCGTGAGTTGTAACATATTTAACACCTTTAGTACTTGATACAGTTATTTCCTCTGCAAAGAATGTTCTACCACTTAAACTACCACTACCTTCCATTCTAAATGCATAAGGTTTGTTAGCACCATCAGATATAATAACTTGACCATAATCATAAGTAGCACCATCAAATAATGTAAATTGACATTGCCCTTGTGAAGTTCTTGTTAAAGTACTTCTACCGGTAAAGGTTGAATAGTTATCACCACTACCTGATACAGAACTTCTGCTAATGTTTATCCAAGTTTGTCCATCGTTACTAAAATATATTCCTGTTCCTGCAGTAGCTATAACACCATCTGCATAAGGAAACACACCTAGTATATTTGTTGTACCACCTGTAGGTTGTGTAGCACTTGTAGTACCTAACTTTTGATACCCATTTATTCTTCTATAGCCACCCTCGGTAGAAACCTCAAAGTTTCTTAAGTCTTTTGCAACTCCGGGAGTTTTAAGTAAATCAATTACATTAGATGATTTAACTAAACCTCCGTTTACTGCAACTGTATAGGGTTGACTACTTGCCATTTATATTAGCTAGGTATATTAAATGCTTGGTCAGGTGTAGGCATTGCTACTGGATTAGTAATAATACTATCAACTTGACTAGCAAAAACTGCATCCCAATGTGATACAGGACATAAAGCTACTAAATCAGCTTTACTAAAGCTACCTTTAGCCTGTAAAGTAAATGCATCACTACCATCTTCCTTTTTTTGATTTACCATTGTAGTAAATGTAGATGTGTAATAAGTAGCATCACCTTTGCTATCATTTTTATAAGTATATTCTAATTCCCATTTTTCTACTTTACTAGAGCTATTTTCATATGGGATTGCTTTAGTTAAGTCTTTAGTTACTGCCATTTATTATTCCTCCTTTAGAATTTTAATTTCAGATTTTAATTCATCTACTTGCGTAGAAAGTTCTTTTACTGCGTTTACAAGATACCATTTAATATTATCATTGTCTACAGTTTTTACTCCTGTTGATTCTTCTCTTACAATATCAGGTAAAATTTCTTCTATTTCTTGTGCTATAACTCCTAATTGTATACCTTCCTGCTTTACAACAGCAGCTTTAGGGTTTTCAAAATCTACTATTTCATCTACAGTTCTATATTCAAAGTTTCTAACTTGTATTTCTTTTAATACATCTAAACCTATATTATTATCTATTATATTCTTTTTAATTCTTGCATCAGAAGTTTGAGCCCAATCTGTTGAATTATTATCTTGATAAACACCACCACCATTAGGAGCAATAAAAGCTGTTGAAGCACCTTTACCAGTATCTGAATCTGAACTTATTACAATAGAATAACTATCTGTTGCTGCTCCCGGGTCAACTTGATTACCAATCATTATATTTTGTGTACCTGTAGTTATTGCATCTCCTGCTCCGTAACCAACTGCTACATTTCCATTACCTGTAGTAACATTAAATAAAGATGTATGTCCACAAGCTGTATTATTAGCACCTGTAGTATTATTTGTAAGTGCTTCAAAACCTAATCCTGTGTTTCTAAGACCTGTAGTATTTGCATCAACAGCTAATGCACCGACAGCTACATTTTGGTCTCCTGTAGTACAGGCTGCCATAGTATTATAACCAACTGCTGTATTACTTGAAGCTGTAGTGTTAGCTCCTAAAGCATCTAAACCAACTGCTGTGTTATGACTTCCTGTAGTATTAGCATCTAAAGAACCTTTACCAACTGCAACAAGATTTGTACCTGTAGTATTTGCTAATAAAGCATAATAACCAACTGCTGTATTACTATCGGCTGTTGTATTTGCTGAAAGTGCATAAGCACCAACACCCGTATTGTTACTTCCTGTGGTATTTGCATCTAAAACACCTTGACCAAAAGCGTGATTGTAATTTCCTGTTGTATTTGCATACAAAGCATCATCTCCAACAGCTACAGCTTGAACTCCTGAAGTATTAGTTCTTAAAGCGTTAGTACCTACAGCAACCATATTAGCTCCTGAAGTATTACTTAATAAAGCGTTAGTACCTACAGCAACCATAGTACTTGCTGTAGTGTTTGCTGCTAGAGCACTTGCTCCGACTGCAACAAGATTTGTACCTGTAGTGTTTGCTTGTAATGCTGCATAACCAAGTCCTGTATTGTTACTAGCTGTGGTATTGTAATATAAAGCACCATGTCCAAGTGCTGTGTTATTGCTACCAGTTGTGTTTGTAAACATAGCTAACGTACCCATAGCTATATTATTGCTTCCTGTTGTAAGTTTTGTTAATACTTGTTTACCAAAACCTGCATTATCATCTCCAGATGTTAAGTCATCAAAAACTTCAAAACCAAAACCTGTATTGTTATCAGCACTAGATAAAGTACCGGTACCACCATCATTACTTATTAATATTCCATTACTAAAATTAGCTGCACTAGGACCTATTGCTCCTTCTAATAAATCTATTGGTACTCTTGTCTTTGCCATTTATATCTCCTAAAAATATGTCCTATCATCTGTCATGTATTTTGGCGTTGGATTCATTAGATTTGATTTCATACTTCTCATTCCTTTCTTATAATCATCTAATGCAAACGCTGCTTGTTGTGGACTTTCTTTAAACTGCCATACATAATATCTAGTCCTTGCAGTTACAACATTACTATATTGTTCTGGTAATGCCATTGTATCTCCATGAGCATCTAAAGCTGTAGGTTTAGTAAATGCATAAAAATGTACATTATAAACCTTATCAGGTATTGGACTTAATCCAAACTTCCTACTATCTGGAGATTTAATTACATGTATTGGTTCAGCATGGGTTGAATTAGCATCATCTGCATTTTCACTATCCCTATAATATCTTTTCCAATCATCTAATGTTAAAAATTTTAAACCTTTAGAAACATAAGGGCTTGATTCACCACTTACATTTATTGTTGTTATATAAAAATCATCCCAATCTATTGAAGCATAGTCCGTAGTTATACTAGAGCTATCAGCTTTTAAAGTATACCACCTTTGTCCTGCTACACTTGCTACTGTTACATTACCATAGAAAGGGTCTGTACTACCACTTACACCTGCACTAAAGAAAGGTAATTGTGGTTCTTGATTAGCTATATCAAATATAGATTTATTAATTGCATCTTTAACAAATTTCTGTAAGCCTATTGCGTTTGCAAAGTTTGCAGAGGTTAAAGGAATTTCGTTTAGTTCTCTAAGAACTTCGTTTGTTAAATCTAAATATGTTGTTGCCATTTATAAAACCTTTAAAAAATGGAGGAGTCCGAAGACTCCCCCGAATTGATATTAATCAATACCATAGAATGCACTTACTAGAGCTTCACTTCTAAGTACTTTCGCACCATAGACATGAAGACCTCTTACTATATCACCAAACGATGTTGGGTCTCTTAACACTTCTGTTGAGAGAATAGTATTAGCAGTTGCAGTAGAGGACATATGACCACCCATACATTTACCAGCAGCATTAGATGTTGAGGCAATGTTGTTAGATTTGTACATATCAAATCCTCTTAGTTTACCACTTGAAACTAGTCCGTTTCTAATTGAACCTTGACCTGCATTGAAGTCTACAGATAACAATTTAGAAGCTGATTGACCTAGTACTTCGTAGAAGTCAGGACTTGCAACAAACCATCTACCTTCTTCAGGTACATTTTGTTCATCTAAAAGTCTTGCCATTCTAGCTAAAAGGTCTAGAGGGTCTGTTTCACCAGACACACCTAAATCTATATTACCAGTTCCATCATAAACTCCAGCACCTAAGTCTGTAGCATTATCAGCACCTAACACATGGTCCGGTGATGAGCTAGAAACTCCAGAGAACATAGTTGCAATAACAGCAGCATCATATGAATCTTTTAATGCATATGCAGCAGAGCTAGAAGCAACTTCTTTAAAGTTGACATGTGACATGTTAGTTTCAATATCATCTACGATGAATTTGAAAGCTTTAGCACTATCAACAACTAAAGTAATCTCTTGGTCTGTTAGTCTAGTTTCAGTTGTGTCTGTATTTCTTGTGTAATCAGACACAGAAATTACAGGTTCTTTGATAATCTTTACTGAGTCTCCATAAGAGGAAATTTCACCAGCATAATCTGTGTTGGTGATAGCTTCAACTACCGAGGCTTTTCTAAAGAAGTTTAAAACCTTTTTAGAGTAAACCGAAGGTAAAAAGAAACTATTAGTTTGTCCACTTACGGAGTTAGCAAAGTTAGCATCGGTATCAGTTGAGGGTTCAAAATATTGAGCCATGATACTTTCTCCTTTAAGTTATATAGTTTATTTAACGATTCTGCCTTCTTGCATAGCATCTGATATTTCCTGTTCGTACTTATCAAATTCTGCCATACTTAATGCAGCAATCTCCCTTTCTGACCATACTTTCTCCTGCTTTGGTTCAACTGTTGTTGTTTTAGTTGAAACCATATCTGCAGCAGATTTTCTGGTCGGTTTAGAAGATGACTTTGTCTCTTTAGGTACATCCATACCCATATCTTTCTTAAATAAATCTAAAGCACGAGAAGCTAAATCGGCATCATCAGCATTTGAGTATATCCATTTCTGAATAGAATCAGGCTGTTCTTTTGCCCATGTATGAAAATCATCGCTGTTTCTAATATCTTCAAAATCAGGATGTCTTTCATTTAACCTTTTTTCTGCATCTTGTCGTACT